TATTTTTTTTGATTTTTTTTATAAATAGCAATAATAAAATATAACCCTTTATATTTGTACCTTGTATGGGTAAAAGAGGTCCAGTAAAACAACCTACCGCAATAATTAAGGCTAAAGGGTATTTCCAACCTTCAAGGCATACTGATGAATTAGCTGAAAATAACAAACTAAGATTTGTTTATAATGAGTTACCAGAGCCTCCTAATAAATTAAAGAAGTTTGGTAAGGATAAATGGACTGCGGTATTGTCTGAAATGAGTAGGGTGAATGGGTATGTGAGTTGGTTAGACTTGGGGCTACTAGAAGAATACTGCTACGTTTGCCAAGAGATGAACGAGTTGAAGGAGTTAGCTAGAGATAGGACATACTTAGACAGAAGCGGGAATGTAAAAATCAACCCATTGTATCAAGAGCTAAATAAATTAAGGAAGGATTACATTAGATTAGCACAAGAGTTTGGGCTAAGCCCATCTGCTAGAACAAGAGTAACTTTAAATCAAGACCCAATAATCCAAAAAGAGGACGAATTTGAACTATAAAACTGACCAAAGCAAGTTTGATTTAGATAGGTTCTACTTTGACGAGAAGGCTGCTGATTCTGCCGTAAGGTACATTGAAAGCAATATACGCCACGTAAAAGGGGAATTAGCAGGGCAATTGCTGCGGTTGGAGGAATGGCAAAAGAATGAGATTATAAGGCCATTGTTCGGGTGGAAGAAGAAACACGATGGAACTAGGAAATTTTCTTCTGCTTACGTGGAAGTGCCTAAGAAATCTGGTAAATCATTTATTGCGGCAAGTATGGCTGCAATCTTTTTGGACATAGATAGAGAGGGAGGTTCTGAAATAGTAGGTGTGGCTTGGGGTCGTAAGCAAGCTAGTTTAGTATTTGATGCTACTAAGGAGGTAATTAAGAAATCTCCAAGACTGAATAAGAAGTGCAAAGTTTTTAGGAATACAATTACTGCACCCGACCATACTGGAGGAACAAAGAAATACCACATTTTATCTAAGGAAGCTGGTGCAGAGGATGGATTGAACCCGCAATTGGCGGTAATAGATGAGTTGCACGAACATAAGAACTCAAATGTAGTTGAGATGGTTGAAAAGTCTATGGCTGCTAGGAAACAACCACTTTCATTTATTATCACAACTGCTGGGAGTGATTTGTACGGCATAGGCCACCAACGGCATCAATATGGGATAGATGTAGTAAATGGGCTATATGAAGATGATAATTTGCTAGTTTGTATCTACGGGGCAGACAAAGACGATGACCCATTTGATGAAGAAGTGTGGAAAAAAGTTAATCCTAACTATGGAGTGTCTGTTTACAAAGAGGCTTACGAGCGAGAGGCGGCAAAAGCTAGAGGTAGCTCCGCAAGTTTAAACTCGTTTAAGCGATATTACCTAAATATTTGGACACAATCTGCTGATGGTTGGATAAGTGATGTAGTATGGCAAGAGAGCAGCAAGTATAAAGATAAGTGGACATTGAGGGCCGACATTGAATTAGAGGTAATAAAACTTGGATTAAATGAATATCCTTGCTATGGTGGGTTAGATTTGAGTAGCAGAAGCGATATAACGGCTTTTACGCTACTTTGGGATATAAACGGGCAGTTCTACTCCTTGAATTGGTTTTGGTTGCCAGAGGACAAAGGAACGCATAGTGCAGACGAGAAAAATATCCAATACCGAGAATGGGTAGAAAAAGGGTATATTACTGAAACGGAGGGGAATGTTGTAGATTATGACTTTGTAATCCATAAAATAAAGGAATTAGGAGAGATTTACGATATAAAGAGCATTGCTTATGACCCTTACAATAGCCAACATATTGCTCCTAAATTGGAGGAAGTTGGGGCTGAATTAGTAGAATTTAGGCAAGGTTTCCTAAGTATGAATGCCCCAAGCAAAGAGTTGGAAGCTGCTATTATGAGTAAGAGGTTTGAGCATTTTAGTAATCCAGTATTGCGTTGGATGGCGGGTAATGCGGAAGTGGCAACCGATCCTGCTGGCAACATAAAGATAATAAAAGACAGAAACCGACCAGAGAAAAAAGTTGATGGTATAATCAGCAACGTAATGGCCTACGGTTTAGCAATAGATTCGAGTGAGAAGGGTAGTTATTTAGAAGAAGGAGAATTATTTATAATATGAAAATACCAAAAAAGGTGTACAATGCACTACACCGCAAACAGAACTTTGATTACATCTTCTTAGAGCTGCTAAGAGAGCATAAACCAGAAGAAGCGTATGAGGAAGCCTTAAAGTTGATTAGGAAGTATGCTCCAAAGTACACTCACTACAAAGATTATGATTCTTATAGAGCGAAGTTACACTTTGACCAAGAGAAGGAAGTGGAAGTGCCTAATGAGATTATTGAGGCGGTTACATTGAGTATTGAGAATTTATTCCAAAAACATTACAAGAAATGCCAACAGAGGAAGAAGGCTTATGAATTAACGGTTGCGGAGATAAATATTTACTTTCCAAATTATAAACCTTGTGCAAATTACCAAGCGTACAAGAGTTTGCAGAGCATAAGACACAAGAAAGGTAAATCTAAAGCATAACGCAAGGATATGGGTAGTGCGATAGCATTACCTATATCTACTGTTATGCCCCAAAGTTAATTTTATTACACAATACGCAGAGATAGGGGTCTTATTTTGCGTTATTAATGAAGATTTTAGGCTTTGAGATAAAACGTGCCGTGCCTTATGTAGATGCGACTAAGGGTTTTATGTCAACTATGTTTGGTAATGTTGGCAGAACTGTTGTAACTGAAAAAACAGTTATGGGTCTATCTGCTTATTGGGCAGGGGTTAGACGTATATCTGAATCAATGGCGTTATTGCCAATAGACGTTTTAGAAAAAAGAGGTTCAGTAAGAATGGAGGTTAACCACCCCACCGAATACCTACTAAACAAAGAAGCCAACTACAAAACTACTGCATTTGATTTTACACAAATCTTAGTTACTTCTGCTATTAATCACGGCAATGGCCTTGCTATTATTGAGCGAGATGGAAGATCAAACCCAACTGCACTTTTAAACGTACCTACTTCTATGATGAAACCCAAAATATACGATGATGAATTGTATTGGGATATGAAGTTGGACGATACTAAGGTAATGCAATTTAGAGATGAAGATGTTATCAATTTAAGGGGTTTCGGTACTGATGAGGTATTGGGGTTGTCTGCAATAAAAGCACACGCACAAAATTTAGGACTTTCTTTAGCGGCCCAAGATTATGGTGTTGATTTTTATAACAAAGGCACTAGGATTGATGGGTACATAGAATACGAGGGGAAACTAGATGTAGACACAAAGAAACGCATAAAAGAGGCGTGGAATGATAATTATGGGCCTAACGGACTTGGTGGTACTGCAATACTTGACAATGGCAGCAAATACACTCGTTTAGGGATGCCTCCAGAGGATGCACAATTTATAGAAACCCGTAAATTCCAGAAAAACGAGATTGCCACTATTTTGGGCATACCTCCACACATGATAAATGATTTGGAACACGCTACATTCTCCAATATAGAACATCAAGGTATTGAGTTTGTAACTTATGGACTTGGTTCTTGGATAGAGAAATTAGAGCAAGAATACGGGAGGAAACTACTGCGTGAGAGTGAGAAGAAAAGCACTTATTTTAAACACAATGTAAACCGATTGCTTAGAACTGATATGAAGGCGAAAGCAGAACATTACAGACTTATGAGCGATATAGGGGTTTACTCAATTAACGATATTAGAGCATTGGAAGATTTGAACCCAATAGAAAACGGGGATGAGCGATTAGTGCAATTAAACAGAATACCATTAGAACAAATTAAAAATTACTATGCAAGAGAAAACAATAACTCGCCAAGCCGAGATTAGAGGTATAGACCAAGAGAACAGAACTGCGGAGTTCATTATATCAAGTGAAACTGTTGATAGGCACGGAACGGTGTTTAAAATGGATGGTTGGCAACTTGACACGTACAATAGAAACCCTATTGTGGCATATAACCATAGGGCCAACGATGCGAACCCAGATTCTATTATAGGTACTTCGGAAGTATTTAGAGAAGGGGATAACCTAATAGGCCGTGTAACTTTTGAGGATGATAACGAATTAGCCGAAAAAGTTTGGAAAAAAGTAAACAAAGGGGTGCTTAAAATGGCCTCCGTTGGAGCAAGGGTACACGAATACCGTTGGGGTAAGAAAGATAGAAACGAAGATGAGAAAACCATTTATTTCACTCGCCAAGAGTTATTAGAGTGGTCTGTTGTTTCTGTTGGGAGTAATCCAGATGCGTTTAAAAGAAGTGCAGACTTTGTAGAAGAAATTAAAAGAGAATTAGAGCCTAAAGGAATGGATGCGGCAACCCAATCACTCCTTCGTAAAGCCAAAGTTAAAAATATTACCTTATAGGGTATTCAGAGAATTAATATT